TTTATAAATTTAAACTATTTGGAATATGTTGACATTATTGAAGGTGCTAATGAAATATATGTATTAGATGATTTATATTATGATTTAGCAAGTAGATGTAATTTATCAACACCTCCTGGATCATGTATTTGCTTTTGTAGATCAGATAATAATCTTGATAAAAGATTTAAGAAACAATTAATTAAAACACCTGCTGGATTCGCAACAGATACACCATTTGTCAATGGAATAAATAGAAATACATTATTACAAAGAATGGGAAAGAGATAAAAATTAACAATCAATTTGTACGTAAACTTGTCTATAAGAATTTATATTATAAGTATTTTTTTTTCCACTCGGAACTTCTGTTATTTTCATTATTTTTTCCATTAATTGTGGATCATTTATATCAATTCCAAAAAAATTAGCAACATCTTTTATTTTTTCCATGTAATATTGAGCACAAGATATATGTGCCTCAAGAGAAGCATCACCATGATTATATTTTATTCCATATTTAATTCCTTCTGAAAGCTTAGTATATGGATTACCTTTATATAATTCTGGTGGTCCTCCTATAAATTGATCTTCAAGTTTAAGAGTGTTTAAATGTGGGGTATTTCCATTATATCCTAATGTAGTTGATAACCCGTTAATTAATTCAAAAAATACTTGTTTAATTGGTTGTTTTAATTGAATTACTAAACATTTTTTTTCCTTAAGTGGATTAGGTGGAGGTACATCATCAGGTATTTGTGGTGGAACGAAAGGGGGAGTTGGAAGTTTTGGATAGCATCCATTTAATTTCTGAAATTGTATATTAATTATATTTATTGTCTTTAATATGTATTTTATTTGATACAATATTTAATAACTTTATATTTCTTTTTATATCATTAATTAATAATGGACAAAAAATAAATGTATAAAAATTAAGAAAATCAAGTTTAATACCATTATTAGCTAATAAATAAACAGAATCATTATGGTAATTATTTAAAAAATCTTCATTTGATTGCCATGTTTGAGGACGAGTTGATGATTCTTTTAAAAAGTCAGCATTAGCACTTGTAGTTGATCCAACAGTTAGTTTACCTGTTCTTAAACTAAAACTACCTGGATTAACCACTATTTTATCTGGTGCGATTACAGTACAAGAAACTTCATCAGCATTTAATTTTTTTACTAAATCTCTAAATGGTTGATTATCAAATCCACCCATATCTATATCTATTTTCATCTCAGGAGGATTTCCAAATTTCATATATAAACTATTTTCATCCCTAATACATATTCTATCAATTGATTCTAACTTTCTTTTAAATTGATTAAATCTTAATTCATTATCTAAATTTTGTGCTACATAACTAAGATCATCTAAAAATCCTTTATAATCAGTAAATCCTGCTTTCTTAAATAAATCTTCTTTTTTTTTGTTCCCAATAACATATATGTATAATATATAAAATTAAATAAATTCTATAATTTTATTAATTAACCTACTTGGAGATACATCATCTAATATTTTTTCTATATTTTTATGAATATTATTATAATATTCATCAATCTTTTCTCTACTCATTCCATTAATAATTTTTTCTATAGATCCCATATTATTCACATCAATTTTAATATAACAATTTTCAGGTAAATTAATGATTCCTTTATTTCCATAATAAATTGGAATACATCCAGCAACCCACGCATCATAGATCTTTTCACTTACATAATTCTTTCCATCACAATTTTCTATAATAAGGGCGAAATTAAAACGTCTTAAAAAGTCATGAATATTTGTATCATCTAACATCCTATTCTCTACGTTCTCTATTTTCACATTTTTAACACCTCCAACCAATTTGTCCCATCCCTGTCCATGAACACAAATATTATCTAATTTTAAAACAATTTCTTTTCTTAAATAATCCAAACGCTGTAATTCAATACCATTAATTGTATATTTTTCATTATTATCTCTATTTGCTAAAATCATTCCAATACTCTTATCATATTTTCTCTTCCGACTAATCATTTCTTTGTGATATTTATTATTCATGTCAAACCGTGATACGAATGGAAAGAATACCACTTTTTCTTTCATTAATAATCCATCCCAGTAAGTTATAATCTTATCAAAGTATTCTCCAAGCATTTTATAATTATAATTATCTTTATGCCATGAATTTGGTCCTTCTAATAAATAACATATCTTTTTAATATCTTTTCTTTGTAATACTTCCATTGGTATTAATCTAATATCCATAATTGTCATATAACATATACTTCCACTTGGTATATTACTTTTGTATCCATTAATTAAATTAAAATTCCTTTCGTTTTTTAGTGTATATAATAATGTCTTATTACCATCTTCATATAGATAATTAATTGATTCATAATCAAATTCATTAGTGCTTAAACATTTATTAGTCCAATTTGGATCTAAATGAAATACATAAATATCCTTATTATTCTTCTCCATCATTTTATTACCATGAATAAAAAATTCTGCTTTAACACTATCATCTCTATTACCAACTCTATATCCAACTGTGTGTTGTCCAGTTGATTCAAATTTATATTTTCCACCAGATAAAGATTTATATAATGCTCTATCAACTTCCATCTCACCAACTGGTCGCGCTTTCTTATTAAAATCTAAGCAATGTTTAATAAATATGTCTCTTTTAATACAATAACAATTTACATCAACTAAAAAGTCATCTTTATTATTCCAAACATGATGGATATTACCTAAACTTTCACATTTATCCGGGCAAATAAATTTATCATCTTTATCAATAATATTACGAAGACTAAAAGTCCAATCATTTCCCTTCTCAATCTTTTTTAACATTGTATCAACATGATTTGGTTCAAATACATTATCTTCATCTAAGAACATAACATAATCTGAATTAGTTATAAAACTTGTGGCAATATATATACGATGACCATTCCAACCATTTGCGCCAGTATTTTCGCAAAGAGGTAATATTACAAAATTTTTAGGAATATTAAATTCTTTTAAAGCCTCCTGAACATTTTCAATATACTTATGACCGTCAATTACAATATAATAAATAAAATTTTGATTCGTTTGATTAATAATACTTTGAATAGATTTCTTTAAATATTTGCTTCCAATAGTTGGTGTGATGATAGTTAGACTCATTTCTAACTAATAATATTACTATTTTTTTAAATCAAAAAATTGATTTATTTATAAATTATCCTTCGAGCATTTCCTATTACTATTATTAAATCAAATTATTAAATGAAACTTATTTATGATCCGTTATATGGATATATTGAAATAGAAGATTATTTATTAGAAATTATTGACACTCATGAATTTCAACGTCTAAGAGATATCAAACAATTAGGATGTGCTTATATCGTATTTCCATCTGCGGTTCATACACGTTTTGAGCATTCAATTGGTGTTTCGCATTTATCAGGAATATTTATTAAAACAATACAACAAAAACAACCAGAACTAAATATTACTGAAGATGATGTTAGAAGAATAAAAATTGCTGGGTTAATACATGATTTAGGTCATTCATGTTATTCACATTTTTTTGATCATCATTTTCTATCTGATTTAACAAACCCATTAAAAGATCATGAAAACAGATCAATTCATATTTTAAAATATATTAAAACCAAATATAATTTAAAACTGTCAGAAGAAGATATTAATGAAATAACAAAAATGATTATGCCAACAATCGATGATGGATTTAAATATCAGATTGTTGCGAATGAAAAAAGTGGTTATGATACGGATAAATTAGATTACTTAAATCGTGACGCTCATCATTTAGGATTACCCTATAAGTATGATTATACACGAATTCTAAAACAAATCAAAGTAATAGATGATCAAATCTGCTTTCCAATAAAACAATTATCAAATGTATATGAATTATTTGAACTAAGATATAAATTACATCAACAAGTCTATCAACATCCTGTTATTAGTTGTGTAGAAATGATGATTTTAGACATTTTTAAATTGAGTCATTTAAACAAGGATAAAGAAGAATATATTACAGATATTGAAAAATTTAAACGTCTAAGTGATGATTATATAAATCATATTTATTATACAACTGATAATGAAGAATTAAAGAATATATGGGAGAAATTAAAATCACGTAAAATGTATAAATTTATTGGTGATTATGACGATGAAAAACCTCCGGTTTCATATAAATATAAATTAAAGATTAAAATTAATTTTGGAAAAGGAGATAAGAATCCATTAGAATATATAAATTTTTATGATGATAATAAGATCATAAAAATAGATTTAAATAAACATATGATTTTAATTCCAAATAAATATGAAATTAATAAATTTAGATACATCTCAAATTAATAGCTACTTCCCAGGTTTGAGCCCTCTATTCTTCCACCAACTTTCACCATAAGAAATAAAGATTTCTTCATCTGGATAAATGTCTTTTATAGTATAATATTCAACTCTATCTTTTTTTACTTTATATTCAATACCAGGTTTATCAGAATGATTAAATAAACTACCGTATCCTAAAGCAATCATACTATAATCATCATTATATTTAAATACGTAATCATTTAAAATATTTCCTTTTTGAAATAAAAAATCATTTTTAACTTTAAGTGCTCTTGCTATTTCGATGGTTGTGCCATTAGGAATGAAAGTATTGGCAAATACTCCCCATTCACCGTCTGGTAATGGAGACTTACCAATATAGATTCTTTTATCAATATAAATGTCAAACATATATATTAGTAAAATAATAAATTAATAAAAAATAATTCATTTAAATTATAGATTTATAATATTTAAGTAAGTTATATATTTTTATGAGTAGATATTCCGGATTTGAATTTGAAGGGAAAAAGACGCGAGTAGAAGAATCATTAGAAAAACAATTAGGAGAAATGAAACATTATAGAAACGCATCACAAAATTTTGAGAATTTAGATGGAGCTTCTAAAGATCAATTGTATTTTGGTTTAGAAAATAATGTAAATGATAAATTAGAAGAATTACCAAAATCATTTCATAATGATCCAAGATATAATCAAAGTAATTCAAGAGATGTTTCAAGAAAGCAAATAAATAACAAAAAGAATATGACACTACAATCAAACTTACCTGGATTAGATCAATATTCATCACATGGATCATTTGAAGAAACTAATTATGAAGATAATAAATTTCAAAATTTAAATAGAAATTTAGAATTATCATCAATTGGAACAAATCCACTTGTAAGAGGATTTGGTATGCATGACTTACCTAATAATAAAAAAGAAAAGGAAATGATTGAGATTGATTCTGAAGAATTAAATTATGAATCATCTAAATCTAAATCAAGATCATCTCAAGAACACCAATCATCTAAACTACCAATTAAACAACCATTAAAGCAACCTTCTAAACAACCATTAAAGCAACCATCAAAGCAACCATCTAAAGGTAATGATTTAATAAATATAATGAATAAAATGAAAAATAAATCAAAATCTAAATATAGTGATGAAGATGATTCTCCTGTTAGAGATGAAAAATCATCTAAACCTAAAACAAATGATTTAACAAATATAATGAGAAAGATAAAGGGTATTGTTCCTGAAGAGGAACAAAAGCCTGTAATAAGAATGCCAAATAAAAAGATATATGCTGATATAGTTAAGGGTAAAATTGTTCAATTTAAGAATTGTCCAACAGATGTTCAAATAATGATTGGACATGCTTTAATAAATGAATGGCGTGAAGATTTTGTTTTAAAGAAGATTCAAACATATCAAGGAGTTATTAATTTTATCTTACATAATTTTGTTGATAAGAATAATTCATTCTTTGTATTATTTGATGATGATAATGATTTTGTAGCAACATTTGCGGTAGATACTGAAAATTTTGCTCCATATATATCTCACATCTATGTTAACCCAAATTTAAGAAATAAAGGATTTGGTAAGAAGGTCGTCAAATTAGCAGAAAAATATATTAAAAAATTAGGATTTGATTCATCTAATTTATGGTGTAATGAAGATTTAATAATTTTTTATAAAAAGTTAGGATATAATATTGATTCACCAATGAGAATATCTGAAACTAAAACTGTATGGAAATTAATTAAGAATCTTCATTAACCGCTTCCACTCTTATTCAAGAAAATATTTAACACAATTTATATTTTCTTCAATAATCCATCTTCCATATTGAGACATTCTATTAAAATTACCAAATCCATGTAATTGATACTTACACTTAGAACCAATTATGATGCTACATATATCGTTTATTAGATATTTTAAATATGAATTATCAATTACTGAATCAAATACAGTGGTATTAATATTAAATTCTTTAAGGATATTAGATAATTTTGATAATTCTTGTTCATTAGTTTCATTAGTTATTAATAATATATTTGTTATATCATTTTCATAACACCTTACAAGAATATTTTTTATTAAGTTTTCTAATTCACTTAATTTATTATAAGTCTTATAATAATCTTTTGTTTCTTCAGTATCAGCTATATTTAATTTAAAATCACCTCTTCTCCAATGAACTAATAATGTTTTGTCAAAATCAATTCCCATTCCATTCATTATTTTATCAGACTTTTCTATTAATTCATCATTAAATTTTAAATTATTACGAATCTTATTATAATCATCTCCAGCCCATACAGGATTACCCATTCGGTTATAATTATGAATTATAATATCATCAAACTCACCAACCTTATTGTAACCCCCTAAGATATTTAAAATATTTAATGAACTATAATCTTGAATTAAATGTTTCTTAACATTTTTAATACCATATATTGTATGGTATTTTTCTCCCACAAGTGGAATATCTTCATTAGGTTTAGAAATAACAATAGTATTCAAATTTTTAATCTTAAGATATTCAGAAATAGAAATAAAATTACAGACATCTTTTAGTTTATCAAGACAAAGAATATTGCGAATATCAATTAATTCAATACGATCTATAATTAATTTATCAAGGGTATTAATTAATTCGTTATTTCTGGGAGTCATATAGAAATTGGGAAGAACTAATATCTTATTTAGTTTAATAGAAATAAGAATCATTTCCATAAATTTATATAAATTAGCACATAATTGTTCGGTTTTATAGATATCATAATTTTCATAAAAGAATATATAACTCATATTAAATTAGTTTATTAACTATTTTTTATAATAAAATAATTTTCTAAAGATTTCATTTAAAAAGTTTAAATTTATCAAGATAAATTAAAATTCTAATATAATTTATATTTATATATTATATTATGAGCGATATAAAAAAAAAGAATACTGTTCAAAAATATATTGGAGACTTAGTTGATATAATAAATACTCCTAATAAAGAAGCAGAAATAATAGACCTAAAAAAAATTATTAATGAATTATTTAAGAATTATAATATCGTGGGATTTTATCCGGTTTATGTTCCAGGTTCACCTCCATCAATTAATTTTATAGATCCAAAAAACCCAGATGAATTAATAAAAAAAATAGATGCAAAAATAATAGCCGCTAATAAAGAAGATGATTTAGATGATGAATGGGAAGCAGAAAGTGACGAAAAAGGCGGAATAAGATACAGAAAAAAGACAAATCATTCAGAAAAGAAAGATAAGAAACCTACTAAAGCAGAAAAAGCGGCAGCAGAAGAAGCTAAAAGAGCAGCCGCAGCAGCCGAAGCTGCCGAAGAAGCTAAAAAAGCAGCCGCAGCTGCAAAAGCCGCAGAAGAAGCTAAAAAAGCAGCCGAAGCAGCCGAAGCAGCCGAAGAAGCTAAAAAAGCAGCCGCAGCTGCAAAAGCCGCAGAAGAAGCTAAAAAATCAGCCGAAGCAGCCGAAGCCGCAGAAGAAGCTAAAAAAGCAGCCGCAGCTGCAAAAGCCGCAGAAGAAGCTAAAAAAGCAGCCGAAGCAACCAAAGCCGCAGAAGAAGCTCAAAAAGCAGCCGAAGCAGCCGAAGCAACCAAAGCCGCAGAAGAAGCTAAAAAAGCAGCTGCTGAAAGAAGTCCCCCTCCCACTCAAGCTGAACTTAAGGCAATCGAACAAGCAGAAATTGATTCTCATTTTGAAAGAAAGAAAGGAGTTCATAAATATCAATATTTGATCGATTTTAGAGTTTCAAAAAAAGGTGGTTTTAAAAGAATACAAATAAATGGTGGTGGACCAAAAGAAGATTTATTTAATATTCCAATAAAATGGAAAAAAGAATGTTCATCATATTATCATAATAAAGAAATTATTAAATTACTATCATTAAATCAAACTAAAATAAAACAAATTTATTCAATCGAGGAAATACAAAAATTATTAGTATTATTAGTATATTGGGATATTACAAAACTAATAGAATTATGGAAAAAAATAGATGCACCAATTAAAGACAGATATAAAGAAAATTATGATTCATTAATTGGGACAATTTCTAATAATATGAAAGAAATAAATAAATTAATATCTAATTTTGATGATTTAACAAATTTTGTAATAACAGATGATTTAATAAAATTTTATAAAAAAATTATTGATGATTATAAAGTAAAATCAATAGATCGTGCTATAGCACCATTATTAGGATTTATCTTTAAAGATTATATGGAATGGTCTGAAATGAAAGAAACATTTGAAAATATAACTAATTACTTTAAATTAACAACTAAAAGTTTAATTACTAATGCCTATTCAGAGGAAACAAATGAACCAGTATTAACATATTTAAGAATACGTTGTGATACTATTCCTGATTACAATGAATATATGAATTTATATGTTGAAAAGAAAGAAAAATTTCAATCATTATATGTAACTGGACCTGATCCAAATTTAAAGATATCATTACATAATTCAGAAAAACCAATTAATGGAGCAGATGCCCTTGCAACTCTTATCCCTTGGACAATAGAAGACGGTAAGCCTGAAACAGATCCAAAAATAGGAACATTAAAACAATTTAAAGCTGATGCTTTTAAATATGGATATTTATATGGACCATTTACAAAAACTTTTAATCCAAAACAAAATAATGTAGAGATTGCTGCTGAATGTAGTGAAGTAATAACAAGATTAAATGAAGGTAAATCTATATTTATGCCAGGTGTTGGGACAAGTGGATCAGGTAAGACATCCGCAATGATAAAATTAAAATATTTAGATAAAAGTGTTACTCCCCCTGTAATAAAAGAAGAAGATGGTATTTTATTAGAAATATTAAAAAATAGATCATTGCTAATTAATCCAACAATTACAGTGAGTATACATGAATTATTTTCAACTAAATTAGAAGAAGCAACTGGAAATCCAAAAAAAGAAGAACCTATTAAATACGATGACATAAAATTTAAGAAAGATCGCACAGGTATATTTAGAATAGAAAATCCTAATAAATTCGGATCATATAAGCAGACAAGAAGATTATTTAACTTAGTAACAAAAAAAATAGAATGGCAATTGGAAAAAGAATATAAGTGGCGTATTCATAATAATACATTTTATCATTCTAATTATTTTAAACAAGGAATTGAAAAAACTACTGATGCTTTAGTTCAACAATTAAATGCAGGTCTTTTTAATGATTTTATACCAATAACTGATTTAGGAACATTTATAATTACAATAGTAGATACACTTAGAATGGTTTATCCAACACCAAATAATAATGATAGTTCTCGCAGTCATATTAATATATCAATAAAAGTAAGAGATAATGTATATTTAGTATTTGGCGATTACGCAGGTGTTGAAGGCAAATTTTTATGTAATGATCCAAAAACAAGAAAAACATTTTTAAATTTAAAAAAAACAGGTGAGACTACAAATTTTTATGTAGATGAAGAATTTAAAGAATTCCCACCCGGAGAATATACTATATTAGATTATTTTAATTATAATAAAATTGAAGAAATTAAAGATGAAAATATATATAAGATACAATTACAAGAGAAAAAAACAGAAATTACAGAATTCTTTACAAATTATAAATTATATAAAGAATCATTGAAACCTTTTGTTCCAGCAGTAGCTCCAGGTCAAGCAAACCGTGCGAAATCTAATCCACGCAGTGGACCACTATCTCACCTACCAATAGAATCTTCTGGCAATCGTTCTAAATCAGTCGCTCCAAATAAAAGACACGAACGTAAGTTAATTGGTGGTGTAATTGAATCATTATATAATAGTTCATTAAAACGCCTTAATAAATTAATTGAGGATTGTGAAAAGAATTTAAAAAGTTATTATAAAGAAGCAGATATTTTGCCTAAATTAATAAAATTATTTAATATTAATAAATTATTTGTTAAAGGTACATATAAAGAACATGATCCTAAATCAGTAAAAAATAATAGTTCCAGTAGTATTATGTGCGATTATAAAGCATTAAGGGAAGGTTTAATAAATCCAAGAGAAAATCCTGATAAAACAGATAGATCATATTTAATAGATGTAAATAATTATATTAAAAATCCAAGTAATTTTAATAGTAGCGGATATAAGCCAGAATTATTTATTGGGTTAATACCAAAGAACCCAGATTATTATTTATTTAAAAATACAACAGACACAGTAAAACATGATTTACCAATTTATCCATATATTATTAATATTAATAAAACACCAGCTCTTAATACACCAGTAACTAAAACAAATGAAAAACTACATACTGAAAATTATAATATATATTCAGATTTTAAATCTAATGATCAATTTATACCATTAATCACAGAATTAGAAGCAGTTATAGGCACAAATAATGATTATAAAGATTATAAATTTTATATTGAGGAGAAAAATAAATTAATAGAAGAAAAAACAAAAGAACAATATTCTATTAAATACTCATTATTATATATTTTAAATAAACTTGGACTAATATCAGATAAAGTGTATGCTGATTTTCTTCTAGCAAAAACTGAATTAGATTCTAAAGACCTGGATGGTTCTTTAGCAACAATTCAAATGGAATATGAAATGGTATATAATCGTATAATGCTAAACATTACTTTATATTTTGAAAAAATAAAAGAAAGATGTGAAGAAAGAAGAGCAGAAGGTGTATTAATTAATAGATCATTATTAGGATTACGTAAGGAATTAATTAATATATTAAAATTACAAAAGAGAGAATCATTATTTCCAAGATTCCCATTATTTAATGATTCTTGTTTAGACTGTTATTGTAGTGATAAATCTTTTAATTGTTTTGAAAAAGAAGAAGTACACTCTACTGAAGATATACAAATAATAATGAAAGATATAAAAGAAATGATTAATAAAGACTCTCCTGTTGGTGTTGATAATACTAATAATTTATCTGTTGCTATATTTGGAGTAATAAATTTAACACAAGGAAGAAATGATCCTCCTCAAACTCCTTATATTGATTTAAAATTTTTAAAAGACTATAGAGACGAGTATTATACTAAAATGACATATGATGAAATAAATAAAGAATTCGTTGACCAAAATAACATAAAAATAACAGAACTATATACAACCATAGGTAAAATTTTAGAAAAATATAGCGAAAATATTGGAGAACCTATCATTAATAATATAGGATTAAAATATACAAATTTTCAAGGATACAATACCGATAATTCTAATAAAACATCATTTCAGATTAAATTTAATTTTTTAAAAGAATTTATAAATTCAATAGAAGAATTAAATTCATTACATAATATAGGTATTCTTGATTTTATGCAATCTATAAAAAATTACTTACAAACTGATACAACATGTAATATATCAGATGATACAGATTTTGATCCCTATATTAATATAGTAAATGGTAATAGACTTGACCAAGATAGAAAATTTAGAAATGAAGGAAGACCAATTCATCAAATTAATAAAGCTGGTGGTGCTACAAGAATGTCCTCAAATAAAAAGAAATTATTACAGCAATATATAAAATATACTAAAGAATTATATGAACTTTAAACAGTTAAAAAAATTGATTTCTATTTATTATAATTAAATTTAATTATAATTAATACTCTTAAATGTTTGATGAATTACATGTTATATTACTAATGATCATTTTTATTTTAGTTGGTTTTATATCATATAAAAATTCAGATGTTAATAATAATAAGATTTATAATGATATAGAATCAAATTCAAATTCAAGTTCAAATATATTTCCAAATAATTCATACTCAGATAAACCAATTACAGTTTATAAAATGGAATATAGAAGTAGAAATGCTTCGTTATAAATTAATTTATTAAATCAGCATTTTGCTCTACATGAAGCACAAGAGCGCTCTTTCTCAAACCACAATTTAATACATTCTGTATGAAATATATGCTTACAATCCAAGCAAGTAGCTGGTTCTGAGTCCAGCAAAAAACAAATTCCGCACTCTTCCTTTAGCTTTCCATCAAATGGTTTCTGAGTTGGAAACAAACTGACATTAATTGGAGAGCGATCGGCAATACCAATAAAGGCTTTTGCGATAGGAATATGTGCTCGCGAGATAACAATTGTTGGCGGAACACCAAGCAAATTGAAAAACTTCTGAAGTCGCGGTGAGTAATCATTATAATTCTTAATCAGATTGTTTATTGATTGTATACAACGCGAGGCTCCTTCAACATGCTTTAACTTCATTGGTTTCTTCGCAATAAATTTTAATGTTAGCTTGTGAAGAACGAAAAACAAATGAATTGATATCCATGCGCTATAAGATGGCTCGCGAATTCTCTTAACTCTCTTACCAATAGAACCATCTTTTTTAAGTTGTTCTATGTATGCGAGTGTATGGCTTGGTGGCATCACATATTTAACCATTGTCAATAATTCAATCCATTCTGGAGAAAATCGGACTTGTCTCTTACCTCCACTTGAACAGCTTGAAACAATGTATTTAGAGCATAACTCCAATAAAATACTAACATTTGAATGTTGGCTATAAGGACCAGTTAGTTTATCATAAGAAATTGTTGATTCTTTTGATGATTTTTCAAGAATCAAAGTATTTAATTTCTTTTTTTCGTTACCAATCATACGTGCTTCGTCTTTTTTCTTCTTAAAATAAGCATGGTCTTCTTTAAGAGTATATAACTTAACCATTTGTCTTTTCTTTCTTTCAATCTTCCTATCTTCTCTCTTTGCCTTATTTTTAGCCTTTCTGGCAGCACGAGGATCTACTGAACTTGCAGCTACTTTTTCACCACCTCCAACGAGGAGTGTTTCTTGAGTAGATGACATGGTAGCGAATATATAATTAAGAATGAAATGATATTTGATAAAATTTTCAATTTTTATTAGATAATTGTATCAAGTTATAAAATAATCAACATTTTTCTCGGCATATCGCACAGGTTTTGTCTTTATTAAACCATTCAACTATACAACTCTTATGAAAGACATGCTTACATTTCAAACGAATTGCTGGTTCCGAATCTTTTATATAGCAAATCGGGCAATCATCCTTTAACTTTCCATCAAAGGCAGCTTGTTCCGGAAATACACTTACATTTCTAATGGGTAAAACATTATATATTTCAATATTAAATGATGGTTCAATCCCAAGTAAATCAAGAAATTTTTGAAGTCGTGGAGAAAATCTCAAACTCTTTTTTATCAATTTTGTAATAAGCTTAATACAAGATTCAGCTTTGATCAAAGAAACTCTTTTTAGAGATCTCTTTAATGTGAAATCTTTATAGAGTTTATCTAACGCAAAAAATAATGGGATAGATACCCGAGCAATCGGACTATCTTCCTTATGATATTTACGTCGCCGCCGGTATGAATATTGATACAGCCGATGATTAGGTGTTTCAATAACTTTTGCTAATTTTAAAAACTCAATCCACTTGGGAGAGATCTGAACTTTTGCACCTTCTTCAAAAGAAACCAGTTTTTTAACAAATAATTCCAAAAGTAGAACAACATTTGAATACGGAGTATAAAGTTCCTTTAGACTTTCAAAAGAAACACGTTTCTTATCTGCCAAGTTAAGAATAGTATTGTGGGTGTCTCTTTTTATTTCTTTAGCTCTTTTTAAACTTTCTTTCTTCTTTTCAAATTTATTCTTTAAATAATCTTGTTTTTCAGGAGCAAATGTCTTAAACAATTCTTTCTTTCCTTTACGAAATGCCTTCCTTTCCTCTCTTTTTTGCTTCTTAATGGCTTTCTTTTTAGCACGCAAGTCAGCAATTGCCTGTAATGAATCATAGCTTTCGCCTGAACCACTTATTATAGTTTCCATTTAAGCTGTGTGAACAGTATATATCATCTTAGATATATCTATATTTTTATTATTATTCAATTTTTTTTATTGAAAAAAACTGAAATTTTAAACACTTGTATCCCTATTACTAATAATTTAGGGCTTACCAGACCTAAAAATAGGATTGAAATATATATCAATATTACTTCAAGGGTTTTCCTAACCTCAATCTGGTCTTAGTTGGTTGACTAAAAAAGAGAGTCTTTAATTATGAATCTTTTAGATTTATAGGTAAAATACGGTTTCTCTCACCAAAAAACAACCACGCACTGCCAAAGAAGTGGCCTTTACGTGGCGCAGTGTATTGTAGTAATTCAAAGGAATTGCTATCAGCTTTCCTTTATGAATGAAACGAACAACTTCTAAAAAATTGATTTCTAAAAAATTTATTAATAATTATATTTATAATTATTAATCAAAATGAAACTAATTGGTTTGTCTGGTCATATGGGATGTGGTAAGAATTATATTGCTGAACAAATTATTTATCCTTATTTTAAATCATCAAAAAATATTCTTATCATTGGATTCGGAGATCTAATGAAAAATGAATTATTTGCGAGAGATCTATCACTAAAATATGATGATTTATATGATCATAAAACATTTGAAACAAGAAATAAATTACAACAATATGGAACTGAAAATGGAAGAGAAAAATATCATCCTGATATTTGGATACGTGGTTTAGATATTCAAATTGAAACATTTCAACGAAGATCCCATGGTGATTGTTTAGTTATAGTCTGTGATGTTAGATTTATAAATGAAGCAGATTATATAAAACAAAGAGGTGGTATTTTATTCAGAATTAATTCTCCAAATAGATCAAAGAGTCGTTATTTAAGAGAAGCAAATAATGATCCTATTAAATATGAT